GTTGCAGAGTCCAATGCTATGGGAGAGCCTCTTTGCGACCAACTTATTGCAGATGGGTTACCTATCCAGAAATTTTTTACCACGAACAGTTCCAAAAGGGAAGTCATTGAAGGTCTACAGGTAGCTTTTGAGCAATGTAATATCGGAATTTTCAATGACCCTGATTTGATTAAAGAGCTTGAAGAGTTTGAACAGCACCTTACTTCACAGGGCAATGTTCGCTACGCAGCTCCCGAGGGTGGTCATGACGATTGTGTTATGGCTTTGGCACTTGCTTGGCACGAAGTGCGTTATGACCTGGGTATTTCCCTGTAGGAGGGGACATGGGCGCATGGCAAGAAGGGAAGGACTACTTCCGGGCTTTAGGCCGCTATGCGGCTAAACGGATGTCTCCTTCAAATAAGTTTGCATTGGGTGGCGGGGGGTTGATGTCCCGCATTGTCACATTTTTTACAGAAGGTACGGAACTTCCTGACCCTTTGGACTTTATTAAAATGGCAGAAATGGGCTTTCGGCGAAATGCTATTGCCCATGCTTGTATTCGTAGGATTTCCCGGTCAGTTGCTGAACCTATCTTGAAGGCGGTTACCGTTCTTCCAAACGGTGAATTAGAAACAAATACGGTTCAAAGCGGAGACGCTTTGGCTCAACTCCTTTATCGCCCGAATGACGAGCAGGACCAGTATGAACTTTTTGAACAACTGCTTATTCACCTGATGGTTTCTGGCAATGCGTTCTTGTATAAAGTTCGCGCTCAGGTTGGTGGTCCACCAATTATGATTGAACTTATCCGGCCAGACCTCGTGGGAATTATCCCTGGGAAAAATCGGGCTGAGGGGAAGATTAAAGCCTATACGGTGAAAATTGACTCCAGTGGAAATAAGCAAGAGATTGATAAGAATGACATTATCCATTTCAAAATGCCAGACGCTTTCGACGAATACTGGGGGCTAAGTCCCTTGTATACAGCAGCTCGATATGGAGATATTGACCTTCAAGCTGCGGACTTTCTACGAGCATATTTCAAGAACCGGGGTATTCCCAGCGGTTTGCTGACGTTTGATAAACCTGTGCAAAAAACAGAGCGGGATAGGGTCCGGGAACTTTGGAAAGAACAGTTTCAAGGACTTCAAGGCTGGCACAACGTCGCAGTTCTTGATGCAAATGCTACCTATACACCGCTTGCCAGTGGTGTTGAGCACATGAATATTGAAGGGGTCACTGCCCAAACAGAAACCCGCATTTGTATGGTATTCGGTGTTCCACCGTCGTTGATTGGTACAATGTTCGGGTTGACGAAATCTACCTTTGCGAACTTGGATGCGTCTGAAAAGATTTTTTGGACAGATACCATGAGTCCAATGTTTGCACGTCTTAGCCGTAGACTGAGCCGAAAGTTAGCGGAAGAAGAGTTTGGTGCTGACCGACAGGCTATCTTTGACCTTTCAGGGGTTTCGGCGTTAGCAGAAAATAAAGTTGAACTCCGTAAGCAAGCTATTCAAGGTTGGAGAGCAGGATTGCTAACCAGGAATGCTGCAAATAAAATCATGGGGCAGTCGGCTGAAGATGAAAACGGCGACGTGTATTTGATGACGAAGAGCCAGTTCCTTCTTCCAAAGGACCAGGTTCTTAACGCAGGTATCATCGACGATACTAAGCCGTCAATTTCTGCTTACCCCGAAACTGAGGAACAACCAAGTACAACTCCGGGAGTTTAACATCCCGGACTAAGGAGTAAACACATGGCAGTACGTTTTTATTGGACTGATGAAACGCTTGAACGAAGCACGGTGGTTACTGACGAAACGTTTCATTCTGGTGGACCCAATCCTTCGGATCAAACTTTTCAGTCGGGTACGTTTACAGACGAAACTCTAGAAGGAACCAGCGAGCACGGTTAATAACTGTGCAGAAAGGACTATTGTAACATGGCTAGCGGACGCAAAGTTTTCGGTTTGAAACTCCAGGATGGTGAGACGTTCAAATACACGGCTGTTATTCGTGATGAGACTAACACAGCCATCAACCTTACGGTCAATACGGCAATCACCTCGTTAGTGTTTACCTTATACAACAAGGCTACTGGCGTGCATGTTGGTTCTCGGGATAGCCAGGATTGCCTAGGTACCCCTAGTATGGGAATCTATCCCGGTGCAAACAACCATACTCTTGCTTCCAACGGAACGTTGACCTACAAAGGTACAACCGGGGATACTAGTGGTGTGACTAACGCTGCGGTTACCTACGTTGGCCGGTATGTTTACGTGTTCCCGGATGCACAGTCCGTAGCACGTACAGGCATTCACGAGTTTGAGTTCACCGTTGAGCCACTGGATGTAGTGAGCTAATTACAGAAAACGGGGGCTGGGATTGTTGCCTGTTCCGGTTCCCGCTATAAAGGAGATTTGTTTTTGGGCAATTGGTCGCCCGATAAAGAAAATGGCAGAAAAGATAAACAACGCTTGAAATCAAAATACGGAATAACTCTAGAACAATTTGAAAATTTATTGAAATCCCAAGGGGGTGTTTGTCGTATTTTTAAAAACAAGTGTTCTGTTTATGCATATTTATCAGTTGACCATGACCATAAGACAGGACAGGTGAGAGGTCTTTTATGCCGCTCTTGTAATTTGGTATTAGGCTTTGCAAGGGAAGAACCTGAAATCCTGGAAGCGGCCATAACTTACTTAAAGTATTGGAAACAATAATGGAATATCTCACTGTCCCTTTCAGCCTTATCGTAGACGAAACTGATGCGTTTGCAAGCATGGGTGAACTACCTGAAAACAGCTTTCGTGGAATGGCGTCTGTATTCAATGGATTGATTGACGGATGGGTTCCTACGACTATTCATCCCGGCGCGTTCACTAAGACACTCCAGGAAAAGGGCCGGGGCGTTAAGATTCTTTGGCAGCATGACGCTTCTGAGCCGATTGGTATTCCAGAAACCATGATCGAAACAAATACCGGGCTTGCAGTGCAGGGAAAGATTAGTCAAACATCTCGTGGAAAAGATGCTCTTCAACTTATGCGGGACCGCGTTGTCGATGCTTTGTCGATTGGTTTTGACCCGATTAAAGAAGAGTTGGAGTTTACTCCCAAGGGCGATATTCAAATGCGTCACATCCGGGAAGTCCGTCTGTGGGAGTTCAGCCTTGTAACTTGGGGAGCTGACCCCAATGCGAAAATTTCTGAAATACATTCTAAATTGGAATTTTTCGGTACCACACCATTCGGTAACTTACCACTTTATGAACGAGACGCCGAGTGGTCGTCTTCGGCGGCTGATAAAAGGGTTAGAGAGTGGGCGAATGTCACTGAAAAACCCAACGCAAAGTATCGGCGAGCTTTTGTTTGGTACGACGGACAAAATGCCGACAAGTTCGAGGGATACAAACTACAAATCGCTGACATCACGGACGAGACATTGAAAGCAGTTCCGCGCGCTATTTTTGCAGTTGCAGCAGTTCTTCAAGGTGCCCGTGGTGGCGTGGACATTCCTGAGCCTGATAAAGAAAGAGCGCGTAAGCATATTGAAAAGTATTATGAAAAAATGCGCGCGGAATTTAATGATGAAACAATTATCCCTCCTTGGGATGAAAACAGTTTGGCAGCTCTCGGGTCCCATAGGACTGAAGATGCCCTCTTCCTCCTTGGCCAAAAGCTGGTGGAAGGTTTAGGTATCGAAGAGGCTAAAGCTGCCTTCTCATTGATTGGAGTCGTGCCGGAAACCCCACACACTCCGGTTAGTGTTGACGTGGGCATCAGTTTAGCTGATGCGGAATTGGCATTTGCGAAGATGGCAGTCGAGTCGCTTTAGCACTCACTGAGCTAACTAAAACATCCGGTACAACAACTTCCTCGAAAGGGAAAAATAAATGACTCCTGCAATGAAGCTGGCCCACAGCAAAGCGTTCGTCGCGCTAAATGCTGCTAAGGCTATCCGTGCTGAGCTAGGCGATGACCTAGAAAAATGGGCGGATGCAAAGCGGACGGAGTTCGACGGTTATATGCGTGAATTTGCAGCGGCCAACACCGAGTTCAACGCCCTGAAAAGCCAGGTCGAGAGCCTTGCGGCTCTGGATGCTGGTATTGCTAGCTACACCCAGCCCTCCGAAGGTTTCTACGGCGGACTACAGACTCAGACCCAGGCAACTGGCCAAAATGCTCAGCAGAAGGCCACTGCCAAAGCGAACCATTTGAATGCTTTCAAACGATTTCTCGTTGGTGGCGCTACTGCCCTGAACCATCAGGAGCAGGGTGCATATCTTTCCGGCGCCCGGCAGATGTTCGGCAATAATCCCCACGAGGCCCTGGCTTCTTTGCTTCCGGCAGAGCAGTTTGCCCTTGTTGGCAATGTGGACTCTCTTGGCGGGTTCCTGGTTCCTGAAGACTTCATGACCGAAATGATTAAAGAGCTTGCGGGCTACACGGTTATCCGTCCGCTAGCCAGAGTGCGTCCTACCAGCCGTCAGGCAGCAAGTTACTTGGTGGTGGCTGGAAGCGGGAACGCTCAGTACAGTTCCGGTGTGACTGGTGCATGGCGTGGTGAAGGTTGGACGACTGACCAGGCCCTACTGCCCCAGCAGAACCAGCCACGTTTTGGCCGGGAGCGCGTGCCAGTGCATATCTGGTGTCCAGACGTGATTGAACTGACCATGGAACTCATGGAAGACAGCGCAGTCAATCTCGATACTGAAATTCGTGCTTTGCTTGCTGAAACCCGTGCCATGGATGAGGATAGTGCGTTCTTGCTAGGCACCGGCGTGGGTACTCCCAAGGGTATTATTACGGAAGCCAGTGAAGGTAACATTACGACCGTGAACAGCGGCGCAACTTCCGGCCAGACTTATGCTGGTCTTGTGAATCTGTACACTGGCCTTCCTGCTCAGTATCGCCAGCGTGCTACTTGGGCGATGAACAGCTACACCCTGGGTCTGTTGATGACCTTGGAAGACACCGAAGGTCACCTGATCTTCATGCCTAACACGGTTCCAACAAACCTGTTTGGTCGTCCGATTGTCGTAAGTGAGTTTATTGCAGACGGCGCAACGACTGACAACCTGTCCATGATCTTCGGCGATTTCAGCTACTATGCTATCGCTGACCGTATGGACATGCGCATCATCCGACTCGTTGAACGCTTTGCTCCGAACGTTGGTATCATGGCTGTGGCCCGCGTCGGTGGCCAAGTCCTGAAAACTCCTCCTTTCCGCGTGCAGAAAGTTCATGCGTAAAAACTAGGAGGGCCGCAGCCCTCCTTTCCATAACAGGAGATAACAAATGACTCAGGTTGCACTACAGTACGCGGTAGGCTCGAAGCTGAGCGATGCGTTCCCATCTGACATGAGAGTGAATGGTTGGGAAATTATTGCTGACGTTGACAGCACAGAGACTCCGTACACTGCCGACTATACTATTGGCCCTAACGACCAGTCGATGGCGTTTCTCGTTCTTTCCGGCGCTACCAATGGCACTATGACGGTCGAGCTGTACCACGGCACGACTCATGCAGCGGCTGTTCCCATTAATGCCCTTGTCCAGGCGGGTCATGATGGGTTGAAAGCCCCTGCGGCCTCTGTGGTTCTTGATCTTACGACTGCTGAAGATCGAAAGGCTCTGATTCTCGTGAACCCTGGTGCACGCGAGAGCAATACCGTGTGGCTCGGCGCCAACAACAAGGTTTCCCTGAAGCTCAGTGCAGATGCTAACTACACCGACAACACGAGCGTTGTGGTTGTAGCCTTGACTGGCGCGAAGCGTCACATTCCTGGTCCTGGCCCTGTGTAAAATTTCGGCGGGGGGAGGGCCAACCTTCCCTGCACGGGATTTCCTTTACCGAATCTGGGGGTTGACATGTCTCTTGCACCTTATGCCTTATGTACTACCGAGGAAGTTTGGTCAGCTCTCGATCCCTCTGAAGATATGAAAACCAAGTTTGAAGATCGTATGGAGGGGTGGGTTAATGGCGCCAGTCTTCAGCTTGAACAATTTTTGAACCGACCTATTAAGGCTCGCAGCTTTGATACATACCAGGATGGTAACGGTCGCAGAATACTTTTGACCGAATACTACCCGATCATCCAGATGCAAAGTATTGAAGTTTCAACGTTTGATCTTTTAAGTACTTATGTAATCAACCCTGAACGAAGCGCAAAGGAAGTTGCCATCGACTATAAAGATGGTACCATGCGCATCCTTCCTAGCGCTACTATTGGCCGTTGGTTTCACGGAAAAGAAAACGTACACTTAGTATACGAGGCAGGTTTCTCGGGTTACGATCTTGAAGCCTTTAAGCAAGCCATTGTAGAGTTGATTGCAGTTTACTGGACAGAAATGGGTAAAGACCCCAGGTCTCAACAAACCAACGAATCTGTTGGTAACGCTTTTTTTAGTGGGCGATTCGATCCTAAACGCTTGTCTCATCAAACACAAATGGCTTTGTTTGCATTTCAGCGTTTGGAGGTCTAGTGGCTTTAAAACCCATATCCCTTAAAATTCCAAAAGCTATTAGGATTCTTCAACCAACAGTGTCCAGTGAATACCAAGCATATATCGGTAGGGTTCTTAAGGAATTAAAAGGTCCTGCGAAGAAAATTGCTCAAGAAAAGACTCCAGTAGGTGCCACAGGATTGTTACAAAAAAAGGTTGTGGAAAGCTCCTCAAACTTTCGTATTTCTATTGAATGGACTGCTGCACATGCGCCATCTGTCCAATACGGCGCGAAACGTCATTGGGCGCCACTTGCGCCTTTGCGTCTTTGGGCATTTGTTAAACTGGGGAACCCTAATCTTGCATACAAGATTCGTTGGAAAATTGCAAGGCGAGGAACCCCAGCTAAACGTTTTTTAGAGTCGGCGCGATCTGCCATATCTCGGGAAATTGTGCCAATGTTTAGGGAGCGTATGCGGTTCTTGGCAAAACTGCTTTCAGGAGGATTTCGGTGAGCACTCAGCAATGGACTGCCATCCGCACAGCTGTAACCACTTTGTTGTCTACCGTGCCAGGAATTACTGTCGTTCATGGATATCCCCGTTTACCAAAAGATAAACAACCAACTCGTTGGGCGCGTCTCTTAGGAGATACTACCGGAATCAATTCCTGGACCGTAGTGCGTACTGGCAATGTTCCAACTTTCGGAACGTCGCATCAAATATTCCTTGTAACGAATATCCTTCTTGTCGGGCTATTACAGCACAATGACGAATATATTAGCCAGGATATTTTTGATGAAATTGTTGATAACGTCTTAGAAACTTTTTGGAAACATCACAGGCTTGATGGCCAAGTTCCTATAGATATCCAAGGTCCGGCAACGCTTACAACTGAAGATATTCGTCTTGTGTCTGATACGGCAGTTCATTATGCAGAAATTTCATTAGAGTTGAGACAAACAATTCGGAGAAATTAAAATGGCTATTGCGCACGGGTTTAGCGCCATTCTAGGCGTGGGTTCCGAAGTTACCTTGGGAACCCCGGTAGCAGCTACCGACAAGGTATGTTTTATCAGTGAAACATTGCAAGAAAACATTGTCGAAGTTTTGAACAATGCTATTTGCGGCACGGCTGTTCGTGACATTGGGCAGCCGGGTACTAAAATTATTGAAGGCGGTTTTGTCTATCCATGGACTGTTGATCTTGGCAGTATACCTTTGCAGAAATTTTTTGGAACGTATAGTACAGACACTCCTGCGGTAGGTCAAAATACCTACAGCCTTGATAACAGCATAGACGGGGATGGATACACTGTTGCTATTGATAAACAAGTATCCGTATATGAGTTCGCGGGTTTTAAGGGAAGTACGCTAACAATCAGTGGAAATCCTGGTGATGGTATACGGATTAGTATTGATGGTTTTGCTGTCAACCTTGACCTGGATTCCGTTCTAAACACTTCGGGAACGTTGCAAGCCCTAGCAGAGGGCGGCTTTATTTTGCTTTTCCAGGATGCAACCTTTCGTCTGGGTGATCTTGCTGATGCTCTTCAGGCATCAGACGCTATTGATGTCAGTGAATTTTCTATTGAAATCAACCGTCAACTGGAGCCGGTTGAAGTAAACAGCCATCAAAGGACTGAAGCACTGGAAAACGGGTTTCGAGAGAGTACCTTGACGTTTACGGTTCCTCAGTATCAGTCAGATTTTATTGTTGATGCCCATCGAAATCATACGCAACTTCAGTTTGATATTGTTATTACGAACGGAGCCAGCGTAAAAACCATTCAAGGGCCACGTCTGGTTGTTACAGAATACAGTAACTCTGTTGGCGGGCCGGAGTTTTTAACGCTAGAAGTTACTTGTCAATTACTTCCAGATAGTAACGGTGCTAATGCTTTTATGACATTACAAAATGTCAATAGTGAACTAGAAATTATTGAGGAATAACCATGTCGTTAGGGGATTGGTCCCAGTCAATAGGAAATTCGTCACAAATAACTGTTAGTCTTGAAATAGCTACACCTATTGTTGGTAACGGTTCCTTAAAAATACGGAATACGGGAACTCCCACAGGTTGTGCCAATTTGTTTCTAACCTCGTTGCCAAAAGGTTTTGCAAAGGGGCGTATTCGTACTCTTCTTCAGTGGCAAGTACGCCCAAGCCATGCAGCATATGAAAGGGCGGGTATTGCGTTCATGCAGTCCGCTTTGCATATAACGAGCGGTACTCCCAGTTTTTATACGTTTGCTTTAGGTGCAAAATCTGGTTATCCGGGTACACTCCACTGGCTTATAAATAAACACGTAAACACGTCGTTGCAAAGTACTGGTCCTACTGTTATAAACGAAAGTAACTCCGTTACTGTAGCTGACGGGGATTACTGGCCTATTCAAGTTGAGTGGAACGCCGATGTTTCTAACATCGGCGGAACTCGTTTAACTTGTTCTGTTGGAACAAAAAATTCTACAGACTTTGGTACGTTAGCTGTTCTACTAGATACTATAGACACATCTAGTCCTATTGTAACTAGTGTGGCCGAGGGGCTTTTTGATACGCACCCTGCTGTAGGATTTACGGACCATACGGCGTGTTGGGATAGTACAACAATTTATCAGTTGAGCTGAAACTAATGCCTGCTGGCTTTAATTCTCGGGTAGCATTCCAGAGAGAAGCGGTTGTTTATACCCCTACTTGGCCCTCTGTAACACCGTCAGTAGCAACAGCTCTTTTGCCGCTACTTTCTGAGTCGGTTACACCCCAGTTAGAGCTAGAGGGGCTATTAACCACTGACTCAAAAGTATCTACTTTACAGCCTATTGTCGTCGGAAAAAGTGTTCAGGGTACCGTTCTAATTGCAGCAACTTTTCACGGGCTAGAATTTTTTCTTGTGGCAGCTTTGGGTTTTATGGCTCCCGCTATAGACACCGTACCCCTGCCAGAAATGTTAGATGTTGGTATATATCGCCACCTTATTGAAATAGATACAAGTTTGTCTGGAACAACTTGGCTCGCTGACGAAGGTTGGATAGCTGATAGTGGTCTTATAGCAGGGCAGGAAAAACTCCGGCGCGGAACGTATGTTGCAAACAAAGATTTAAGTATTTGGGAAGCTCGTAGTTGCATGATAGCAAACCTAGGCTTCCAAACAAGTCCGGCTGGGACAGCGTTTTCGGCTAGTATTTTTGGGCATAGTTTGACATACTTTACAGCCGTTAATAATACCTTACTCGGTTTACCTTGCCCAATAGATTTTTTGGATTTTAGTGATGCTATATTGTATTTATCCGAAACAGCCCCATTGCTCAGTTCAAATACGGTATCTGATTTTGTGGGGTTTAGTTTTTCTTTAGACAATAATCTGGCTATTTACAACACTACACATACCAAAACATCTATAGCGGAACCTAGAAGGAGCGGACCAGCTGTAGTAACAGGTAGTTTCGCGCTGCCTCTTTATATGTCAACAAGTATTCAGCTGCAAGAATGGGCTGCGGCCGGAACTCGTTTGTACGGGTTGCTAGAGTTTACTGGAGAATCTTTAGGGGACTATAATTCAACAATGCGGTTTTGGTTCCCTAATATTACTCTAACAAGCTTAGACATTCCTATATCAGGAACTCAACAAATCCAACAAGTATACAATTTCGTTGCGAATAAGCCCGAGTCAACGCCGGAAGGTTTTCCGGCAAACATAAAAACTGGTGTTTTAATGATTGAAATAATTAACACAACAAACAACCACGCCCTTATTAGTTAGGAGATTTTTATGGCTGTCACACTATTGCATGATGAAGAGCGTTTGCGCTGGGAACATCAGGATACTCAGGCTGGGTTTATTTATCGCCGACCGCCTATTCATGTTATCCGTAAAATTCAAGCAAGCCATACACAAAAAGGTATTGTAGATACTGACGCCGTTATTTTGGAATTGATGGAATGGTGTCTATATGACTGGTTTGGTTTTGTGGATCATCATGGGGCTCCTGTGAGCTACAACAAAACATATATTCCCCGCATACCGGAAACAATGAAGGCTGCGTTTATGCAGGAACTTCATACGGTAGACCCTATTCGGGAAGAACTCCCAAACTAGAACGGTTCCTCATGGGACAAATTCGCATAGGAATTACCTGTACAGAATGCCGGGAGCAATATGCCGCCGCAGGTAGAAATGATGTTCCTTGTGATATTGGCAGGTGTAAGTATACACCGTCCCCTGGGGATACCACAGAAACGGGGTGCGGCCTATCTCCCCAAAATGAATTTGCTGTATGGTTTTATCCAAGGTGGAAGGCATTTGGTGATTTGGCTTTCAAGTTCATCAATGTTGAACTGTCTGAGGAAGAAGCCAGTTTGCTGCTTGAAAAGCTTTTATTGATCGAACAATACAGCGCTAAAGTCCACGAAGCAGCTCAAAAAAGACTTCAGCCAAAAAAGAGAAGACGTTAATGGCAACACCTAAAGGCATTGTTGCAGGCTCCTCAGCGTTTAGTGAAGCGGTTATGAACCGCTTCATTCTTGGCGATGGTACCAAAATTCAAATTAAAATTTGGTATGCAACGGTTGTGTATAGTGGCGGAACGCTTATACTACAGGCTGGGGCAGATGTTTGTGGTTTCGTCGCTGGAGATTTCAGCTACAACGCTGGAACAGATATCTTGGAAGTAACGTTGTCGGGGTTTACAAATATCCCTTTTGTTGGTGTTGAGCGGCTATCGGCGGGTACCAACTATATTCCCCAATACAAGGTTTTTACAAACACGCAGGCTCAAATTGAATTTTACGATCCCGCCGATCTCACTACAAAAGTTACTCCCGGCGCCCCAGACGCCAATATGAACTTTACCATTTTTGTTATAGGATATTAAAAATATGGCAGAGCAGGTAACGATTGTTATTAACGTAGACGACCTGGGGTCTGCTGTGCTTCAAAAATTTTCTGCTACTGCCAGGCAATCCTTTGACAGTTTGCAAAGTAAAAGTAAACAAGCATTTGAACAGGCTAACTCCAATATAAACTCGTTCATATCAACTATTCGTAGAGCTATTGAAGTTAGTGCTACTTTTACCGTAGTAAACAGAGTTATTGGTTTATTAACTGACGCCGTAACGAGCGTTATTTCAAGCACGTTGGATTTTGATCTGGCGTTGCGTCAAATTGCCTCTATTTCTGAAACAGCCCGGTCAAATTTGGACAGTTTGCGGGCATCTATCATTAACACTAGCCCGGAATTTGGTACAACTACCCAGGTGGCGCAGGGTCTTTATGCGGTATTACAATCTGGCTTAATTGTTAACGATAACTTAAATTCTTCATTGAAACTAACTGAGCAGGCAGCAAAGTTAGCAACTGCTGGTTTAACAAGTAACGCTGTTGCTGCAAAAATACTTACACAGTCCTTAAACGCTTATGGGCAGACAGCAGACCAGGCTGGCCGGTTTTCTGACATTCTTTTTAAGGCAGTGGAATTGGGGCAGTTTTCTTTTGAAGAACTTGCTTCACAAATTGGTCCAGTATTACCCATTGCTCGTGCCCTTGGCGTATCGTTTGCAGACGTTAATGCGGCGTTGGCTGTTTTGTCTCAGGCGGGTTTTTCTGCCGCAGAAGGGGCCACCGCGCTGCGCGGCTCCTTGATTAACACGATAAATGAAGCTGCCAAGTTCCGGGCTGTTGGTATAAATGTAAGCGCAGTCATTGGCCAGCAAGGGCTTTATGGCTTTTTTAGACGACTTGCAGATGTAACTGGATTAAACCAGGAAAAATTAAAGGCACTGATACCCGATACTCGGGCTGTTTCCGCAGTATTATCTATTTTAAGCCAGGATGCTGATAAGGTAAGTAAGGTTTTCGGTGACGTTAATTCAGCGGCGGGTGTTGTTGACGTTGCTTTTCAGCAAATAAGACTTTCTGCACGGCAATCAATATCTGAGCTAATAGCATCTTTAGACCGACTTGGACAAACGGCCAGTGGGCCGTTGCTCATACCTCTCATTAGCAGCTTAAAAGCAGCAGTTACTGTTATTGATTTTTTGACAGAACTTACACAAAGAGCAAGTGCAGGACTATTAGTACTAGGCGCAGCTTTTACCACGGCGTTTGGGGGCGTGCAAGTTCTCCTAGGTCTCGTTGCAGAGTTTTTTTCGGGGTTTGCTAAAGACATTTTGTATGTAGTTTCGTTAATACCTGGGTTAAAAACAATAGGTAAAAGTCTCTACGATATAGCGAACAACGCATATAATTCGTCACTAGCTTTAGAAGAAGCTGGTGTGAAAAACCTCAAAGCATTTAATGACCTTGGTGGAGCGGTACAGGTCTATATAAAAGAAGTTGCTACCTTAATACCAGGCAATGAAAAAGCGGCTGGTTCCCAGAAAGAACTTGCTAGCGGTGCTGAGCAGGTACGCCAAGGATTAGCGAAAGCCGCAAACGAAGTTTTGAACTATAGCGGTGGAGTAGGTAAAGCCGGAGCTGCGAGTGCCTCTGCTGTTGGCGGTACTAAAGCATATGACGAAGCCCTTACTTTTCTGTCGAATCGCGCTGCTGCCGGTGCTACAAATTTTGATGAAATTACCAATACCTTTAATCGTACTTCGCAATCAGCGTTCGGGCTATCTGGACAAATACAGACAGTTATACAGCCTTTGATTGATATCGGTACACAGTCAAGGGAACTTAGTCAAAAGCATTTTGCAAATCTACTTGGAATTTTTGCTACAGCTATAACCGATACAACAAATTTACGTTTACGACTTGCAGAACTTGGAGCCACCGAAGAAATACTCGGAGCAAAAACTTCTGAATTGGATGTATCCTTCATAAAACAAGCGGCAAACTTAGGCGTGAACAAAGACGAGCTTGCGTTGTTAGTTGAGGAATACCGGGAATCTGAAACGGCAGTGGGCACCCTTTCTGCCAGGTTAAAGGCCGCTGGAGTTGATGTTGCTAACGTTATCACCCGCATAGCGGGATTGACGGCAGCTCAACGAGAGGGCCGGGACGCAACTTTATCACTCGATAATGCGTTAAAAACGGTTACTGGAACAAGTCTGGCTCAATTAAACGCACAAGCGTTACTAACAGCAAAATCCGTACGTACGCTTATTGCGGAGGGAAAAGTTCCAAGAGAAGAGCTTATTGGTCCTATAGAGGCACTCACAAGTACTTATATCCGTTTAGGTCTGACAGCCCCCAAAGTTCTTGCTGAAATTCGTGCGGAAGTTTTTCAGTTAATACCAACGGCATCTGAGGTACAAAAAGCTTTTGCGGGAATAACCTTTGAACAGTATGGGAAAAATGTTTCCATCGCTGTTGGACAAGCAAGGCAAGCTCTCTTGTCCGGGGCTGTAGACGCGGAACTCGTTAAAAATCGGTTACAAGAATTGATTGACCAGGGTATTAAAATCGGCGCAACTGTTCCACCGGAGCTTCTTAAACTTCGGGATAGCGCTGCTCAAATTGCTAATGCAATTGGCCCCGTTGAAAAATCTTTTGAACGTTTGGGCATAACTGCTCCCGATAACGCGCGGAAGATTGCAGCAACTTTAGAATCTGATTTACGGAAAGCGCTAAATGACCGGAATGCTGATATTGATGTTCTTGCTGAAAAGTTTCGTTCCGGGTCAAAGGATGCCGTAGATTCTTTGGGTAAAATACCTCCAGGGTTGAACGACATTGGCCGCGAGATTGACGTTCTTTCAGGAACAAAAATCCCCACGTTTGACCAAGCTTTGCAGAAATTTGGCACGCAAACTTCTGAACAAGTATTAAACCGTTTAATGGGCTTGACGAAAGCTTTTAACGTTCTTGCTGAATCCGGGCGGCTCTCGATAACTCAGCTAAACGAACTAGCAAAAAGCCTTGTTGAGGAGTATCGTAAAGCTGGCGTAGAGGTTCCCAAAGAACTCCTAAAAGCTTTCGAGAATTTAGAAAAGAAAGGTAAAGAAACTTCAGAAGCGCTTGAGAAAACTTTAGGGGAAAAAGCTAAAGGGCTGGGGTTACAATTAGGTGAGGACGTATCAAAAGGCGCTGAGCGGGCGATAAATTCTGTAAAAGAGCTTATTGCTTCCGGTGAGAAAAATTTTGTACAGCTAGCAGGGGTTGTTAAAAATCAAATTGACAACATTATTGCTTCGGGTCGAGAAGTTCCACCCGAGTATCAAGAACTATTTAATGAGCTAGTAAGTCAGGCCGAGGCTGCTGGCCGGGATATTGGTAGTTTACTAGGCAAAGGTTTTTCCGATGCCGCAGATACAGCGCGTTCGGAGTTTGATAAGCTTACCGATCAGCTCAATAAGCTTGATATTGGTACAAGGTTCCGCAGTGATATACCCGGAATTTTAGATCAGATAGCTAGCTTTCAAAGAGATTTACAAAAAGCAGGTTCTTTTGATCCACTTGGCAACCGACAAACAACGCTTAAAGCTATCGAGCAATTAAAAGACCGCTTGCTTGATGCTTTCCAATCGGCTGTAAGTGAAGCAAAACAGCTTGCTGAAACAACAGGTCAAATTATTTTACCTGCTCAATTAGAAGCTGCTGCTCAGGTTCTTGGCATTAATTTTGCTAAAATACGTCAGGAGTTAGAGCAGATTATTAAAAGTGCGGGAACGGCTACCACAGAGCCTCCTGCAAGAACCCCCTCTTCTGGAACGGGAATAACCACATTCCGTCCTCCGGGGGATAAGGCGACTACTGAAGCTCCTGTGATAAACCCTGGTGTAACGAGAACGGACATTTCTACTGTAGCGCAGAATGCGTTTATGGAGGCTATTTCTGGGTTTAAGGATACAACAGACAGGTTAAAAGAAAATGTTGAAATAAACCAAAAAGTGCTAGCGGGGGAGATTGTTGCGGCTATTCCAGACCCTAGACGTGGCCCTGTTAGACCCCCAGATCGTACACAAGATAACGAACGAAAGTTCCGTATTGGATTGCAAGATTTCGTCGGGAGAGAGGTACGCTTTCCTGTACGTGCATCAGTTATGGAATTTACTTCGGGCTTGGATAGTGTTGTTGAAACACTCGACGATGCTAGCAGCACGATAGAAGAAGTTGTCACGGAATTTGATAAAACAGCAGATGCTCTTAAAGACACTCAAATTGACTTGACAGAGCTGCGTACTTCTGAATCTCCCGAAGCTGTTAAAACCATTGCTGACTTGGAAGGTGGGAAAAGTCAAGGTATAACTATTGGCGGCAGCGGCGGGAATTTTCTCCCTAAATTTGCTAATGGAACTTTGTTCGCTTCACCGGGACAAAATGTGCAGCTTGAGTCTGGCGAGGCAGTGTTGCCCCGTAAATCTGCGGAGATACTCAGGGCAAATTTAGAGTCAAACATTGCTGGCAATTTAAGGTTTAATGTTGGATACAACCTATTAGGGTTAAATGCTGTTCCTACAGGAACTGGCCACTATGGTCCACCGGCAGAGTTTTCCGGGTTCCAATTTGTTCCGGGTTATGGGTTTGTTCCGTCTTTTAAGCTTGCTGCTGCAACTGGCCGGTTAAACGATCAGTTAGGTGGAAACGCTCAAAGGGATTTACAGCGTACAATTGTTCCTCTAATTCGGGGCTCGATTACTCGTAGGGACCTAACAAGACCCTTGACTGCTGCAACAAGTTTAACTCGTAAGGGAACGCCAAGGTTAGGAGGGTCATAATGCTTCCCATGTTTGTAAAATCTGGAGTTCCAACAGTAACTTTGACCCAAGCAAATGTATACCCTAATACAAAGCCCAAAGTTCTTAACCAGTTTGTAGGTATTTCCGACAGCAACACGGTTTACGTGTCTGTTGTCGGGGAGCCTTTGCAAACCATTGTCCTAAACTTTGAACAACTTACGGTTGCTGACGCTGAGGCTCTTGATGCTTTTTTCAGCAACCCCTTGGTTAATTTTGGGGAGAGTGAATTTACGTTTATTGACAGTAAAGGCAACTCGTATACTTGCAGATACTTGGAACCATCGTTTGCTATCCCCGAAGTTAGCGACGATAACGTTAAATTTGACATGATATTAACTATTGTGGGGTAAAAATGTCCCTCGATATAACAGCAGATTTCGCGGACGCTAGAGCCTCTACTGGAAATAATCCTATTTTTCTGGTAGAACTCTTGGGTCTTGGTAAATTTTATGCTACCAAAGAGCCTGGTTTTAGCGGCTTATGGCTTGCCGATCAAGGACTTATTGCTAACTCTGGTATTATCGAGGGCCAAAGTTTGCCAACGTATATGGCAGCGTTAAGACCCTTACGTACCGATGGTATTGGCCCGATCACGTACCAACTTGATGCTGACGGCTTTGCACGAACAGGGAACGCCTCAGTTGCTTTTTTAAATCCGGGCTATTTAAGCCATGAACTCCAAGAACTTGTCTTAAATAATACACCTATTCGTGTTCGGCTTGGGTTTAAAAATCAAACTTTGGGGGATTATGTAACTATTTTTAGTGGAAATGTTGAAGACCATGAAGCAAGTTTTGAAACATTAGAGCTAAACTTAGTTGATGATACCCTGCGTCAATTTACCCCAACACCGCCTCAGATAGGGACAGACTTTTTGTTTCGGTCCTTTGACCAGGGTAAGGCGATTCCTATTATCCTGGGGGACGTAGAAAATGTCCCGGCCATCCAACTTGTAGGAACTGCCGCAGATTCCCTTGCTTTTGAAATTACGCCTGCATCAACGTCGCTTTACACATTAAATATCAACTTAAAAATTCCGCAGCAAGGGGAAGTTCAAGTTGTTAGTAATGCAGGTACTAGTACACTTAGCTATTCTGGGGCGTTTTTAGAAGTTGTCAACAACGTTGCCTATACTAGGATTTTTTTGACAGAAGCCCCTGCATTTACGCACCCGGCTGGATCAGTTGTTACTCTTGTAAACCAAAAATTTCAATATCTTTTGGGTTTTAACGGTAAGAATGTCCGGCGCATTCGCAAGCTTGATAACACACATCCGGCGTCGGCTCCACGAGTTCACAATACGGCACTTGAAGATACAGGAAATGACCCAAGGAAAATAACGGTTATAGACTTTACGTCAGATGAGCCGGACGGAATTATGGCTTCCGTTGCCGGGGAATCCCGTGGAGACAATCTCTTCCCTAACGGCAACCAGGAAAATAATGTAGCAAACGATTTAGCCGCTGAAGGGTGGGTTTTAGGAAGTGGACAGTTTGACCGCTTTACGCCGGGTAGTACTTTTGATCCTGTTTTACGGGCGCAGACGTTGATAGATCAAGCAGTACCCTCAGATGCATATATGGATGTTTCAGTCACTGCTGGGCACCGGCATCGGTTTACATTTACAATAAAAAACATTGATGCTGCATATGCACAGGTGTTGATTGGTACTACAACAAATAGTACAAAATACTATAGTTTTTCCGAACTAACAGGTACGGATGAAAGTCTTTTTGACCTTACATTTGTACCTGAAGAAAGCCCGGTACGCATTTCCTTGATTATAGGGAACTTTACCCCACCACACGCAGCAACAACGGTCTATTTCGACCAGTTTGATTTATATGATTTAACAACAGAAAATCCCGCCGTGCAGTTTCGGCACCTTATTCAAACGCACATGCCGGGCATTCAAATACATGAGGCAAGTTTTGAGGAAGCTGCTGAAATTTGGTCTGGAACGGTGGATAGATTTGCCGGAATTGTTCAACAAACAGAAGAGAATCAAGCCCTGCTTGGAAGGCTTGCTCAGCAGTTTAGGGCAAGGACATTTTTGAACGAAGACGGTAAACAGAAAATGGTCGTTTTTGACCAGTCCCGTATTCCTGTTTATACGTTTAATGCTGATAATGTGCTTAAAGGGTCCATGAAAATCGGCAGGACACCTTTGACTGAAATATATACACACTACTATGTTTATTACGGTAGGGCGCCTGTAGACCGTACTGACAATACGGACGATCTTGGCGGTAGAACTGCGTTCCAAGGAGTAGTGTTTTGTACGCCATATGAAACGAATCACTCTGTTGAAAACGGGTTATATGACTTGGCGAACACAGCAAAAAATACTTATCGGCTCGAACGTACTTTGGAAATTTTTGCTGATGCAATCCCGGATGCTAGGACCGCAGAAAATTTACTAAGTTATGTTGTTCGACGCGGAACTCACCAAAGGTATGTTTGCGATTTCAGTTCGTTTCTCAACGGAGTAGATATTGAAGTAACAGATTTTATTCGTATAAATCACCCGTTACTTCATCCAGACCACAGGAATAATACATTTGAAGTTATTTCAAAAACTACCAGAGGCAACGGGTGCCAAACGCAGTTTATATGTGAAGAAATAAACCCTTTTAAGTTTGGCGGATTTACTGAATCGTGGGAACCTCCCTTCAGGCTTACTCCAAGGGTAGTAAAAATAGAACCGTGGGAACCACCTCCGCCCCCGGATTTGGAAGATACGTTATGCAACCCAATTTACGAAAATTGGGAAGAGTTTGCTGAAATAACAAACTTTACTGTAGTAGGACCAAACAGGTTTCCTTCTCTTGCTGAGGGGATTGGATATCTTATACCAAGTGGGTTCTTGTATAATACCCCTATAGCCGGTCAAAGAAGCGGTGCTATTACTGCAACATTAACCAATGACCGTAACGAAAACCTCGATCCTGTTTTTGGTTACATCGGCCAACGTTGTGAACTTATTGCATACACTTTGTCCCAAACAAACTACAGTGAAACCCCGAGTCTAGACTATAGAGGCTATTTTGGTTTAGAAGCCTTAATAAAAGATGGCGTTTTAAGCATAAGGCTTACAAGTAGGGAAGGAAGACGTT